ATGACTTTGACCGACAACGCCTGCAAGAACGCCAAGCCTTCGGATGCGGCCAGAAAGATGTCGGATGGGGGCGGTCTTTACCTGTTTGTTACCCCGAGCGGTTCGAAATTATGGAGGATGAACTACCGCTTCGAGGGGAAGCAGAAGACCCTATCCTTCGGCGCTTACCCGGCAGTAGGGCTCAAGGATGCCAGGGCGCACAGGGACAAGGCCAAGAGCGTTCTGGCTTCCGGTCGAGATCCTGCCGCGCAGACCGCAACTGAGGATAGCTTCGAGGCAGTTGCGCGAGAATGGCATCGCAGCAACGAAACCAAGTGGGTGCCGCAACATTCAGCACGGGTTCTGAGCAGACTGGTGCAGGATGTTTTTCCAGAGATCGGCGGGACGCGGGTTTCGGAGATCACTCCGTCCCATGTGCTTGCTGTTCTGAGAAAGGTAGAAGGTCGCGGTGTGCGGGACACGCCTCGCCGGCTGCGACAGTCGATCAGCTCGGTGTTCCGGTACGCGGTGGCATCGGGTCTGACGCAGCTGGACCCGGCAGCGAGCATTCACGACGCACTGAAAGCGCGGCCGAAAACAAAACACAGGGCGGCGCTGAAGCCAGAGGAATTGCCGGAATTTTTCGCCAGACTGGCAAAATATGCCGGCAACCCGGTGACTGCCAAGGCGATCTATTTCACGATGCTGACCATGACCCGCACCGCGGAAGTTCGCTTCGCCACCTGGGCAGAATTTCAGGGGGACACATGGAGGATTCCGGCCGAGCGGATGAAGATGGGGAAAGAGCACCTTGTCCCACTTTCACCTCAGGCGCAGGCAGTTCTGGCCACGCTGGACAGATCGACGGAATGGGTGTTTCCGGGTGTCCGCGGAAGCATGTCCGAAAACACGATGATCTATGCGCTTTACCGGATGGGATACCACAGCAGGGTCACTGTTCACGGCATGCGGTCTCTGGCCTCGACCATGATGAACGAAAGTGGCTTGTGGCGGGCGGATGCGATCGAGCGCCAGCTTGCTCATACCCCGAAGAACGAAGTGCGTGCCGCCTATAATGCTGCGCTATACTGGTCTGAACGGTGCCGGATGATGAACTGGTGGGGAGACTGGATCGAGCAGCAAAAGATGCTCGGTGAAATGTTGGGGTGAGCGCGGGCCACATTTCAGGGGTTCCAAAGGTGCCCGTGGAAGTCAGCATCCCGCTTTCACTTCACCACTCAGGGGCCGCGCTCAGGAGGATGCATCTGCCGCGACTTGCTAAGCCGGTCACGCGGCGATCCTTGGTGTAAACCGGCGTCCTTTTGATGCACCCGCCAGAAAGCGGTGCCGCTATTTCCCGGCTGCCAGGTCGGCATGGATCGGCCACGACCATCGTTGGCGCACTGCTCCCATGCTGAGTGGGCCGTAGCCCTGATGCAACCCTATCGGGCCATCGTGCAAGGTGAGCGCGGGCCGGATAGGATTTGAACCTATATAAGCTACACATCGGAATTACGCCCCGTAACCAAAATTCGGCACCGGACTCCGCGCTCACGAGGTCACAGATTTACCGGGTTTCCCCGGAAACATGGCAGGTGGCCACCTTACTCACTGTCTAACAATGCCGAGGTGCGACCCCGATGCCGGATGTGAGAACCATGTCAATCTGTGACCGCGTGAAAGCGGTTGCGGGTTGGGTGTATTGCGGCTCCCGCCTTCCGCTTGTTCCGACACCCTCGGCATGACCCATAACCGGCATCCAGGTCAACATTTCTCCTATCACCTTTCGGCAAGAGGCCGGTAGAAACACAAGTTGAGCGTGGGCCGTTCGCACGGACTTGAACCGCTGTCACCCGCTTTCACGCTGGTAGGCTTTACCCACAGCACTCGTTGCCGAACCACGCTCAGGAGGATGCTGAAAGGCCCTTTTGGTTTCACCCGCTCGCTCATCCTTGAGGAGTCTTGCTCTACGGGTCACTCATTCAGCATCCGCCAGAAAGCGGTTGCGCGGTTATCGAGACGCGCCCCTCGGGGTCGGTTGTGAATTTGAATACCACCTCGCATCCACAAATCAATATTGGCGTGATTCGTGTTGCTTTGCAAGTTAAAAGTGATAATCTGAATCCATCAAGTCACCGCCATGACGAGGGGAAGCATGTTTTTGAGAATCGGAGAAGTGATCAAGCGTACCGGGCTCGCCCGCAGCACGATCTATCAGATGGCAAGGGAGGGGAGGTTCCCGCCGCCGCGCCGCATTTCCTATCGCGTATCGGCGTGGGTCGAAGGCGAGATCGTCGCCTGGCAAGAAAAGTTCGTGAAGGGTTGATCCGTGACTGATGATCTGGACGCACTTCTCGGGCCTCCGTCGCCTCGACCTGAGCCTGAGCCCCATCCATCCATGTTCCGCAAGCCGGTTGGGGTGACCTTTCTCGCTCAGGTCGTCGGCAAACAGCCCTACCAGATCGAGAAGCGCCTGGCGAAGTGTCCGGTCAAGGAATGGGATCGCCGTGGTGCGAAGTCGCACCCGAAGTATGATTTCGTCGAGGCGATGGGCTACCTGATCAATCCCAAAATCGACATCGAGGATTGGCTGTCATCGAAAAATGCAGCCAGCCTCCCGCCGTACATCAACAAGATGTTCTGGGATTCTGCCATGCAGCGCATCCGTGTGATGAACGCTGCCGGTGACCTTTGGCATACCGAAGATGTTCTCGTCGTGATGGGAAGAGTCGCCCTTCTTATCAAGGAAGAAGCGAAAAACTGGATCGAGGATCTTCCTGAAAAGGATCAGTTGAGCAACGAGCAGTATGAATTTCTGCTGGGGGCTGTCGACCGGCTGATTTCTTCAGTTCGCAACCGTCTGATTGACCTTCCCAAGGAGGGTCTGACGCGGGCGAGCATGTCCGACACCATCATTTCCGAACTCGAAGCAAGCGGCGAGATGCCGTCGCAAGAGGACGAATGACAGCCAGGACCATTAAGGCCCCATCCGTAAGAGACCTGGCTGAGGCGGCCAGGTATCATGGGATCGAAGAGATTGCGGCAAAAGCATTCGACATGATGCAGCCGGCAGAGCGGCTGACAGTGGCGCAATGCGCACAAGAATACATGTTTTTCGGATCAGGGTCCGGGCACAAGACCCGATGGTCGCCGCTCAAGACCCCATATCTGATCGAACCGATGAACATGCTGACGAGCCTGGACCATCAGGGCATGATTTTCGTTGGCCCGGCCCGAACCGGCAAAACGGCAATGTCTCTGGGGTGGATGGCGCATACGGTCATCACCGATCCGGCAGACATGCTTTACGTTCAGATGGACCGGGAAAATGCTCGCAAGTTTTCCAACGGGGATCTGCAACGTTTTCTCGTGGCGTCGGATGAGGTGCGCAAGCGCCAGCTCACCAAGCGTCAGATGGATAACACCTTCGACAAGACGTTTGAGTCGGGGATGCGGTTTCTGCTGACCTACCCGACTGCCTCCAACCTGTCGAACATCACCGTCGGCCGGGTCTGGCTGATCGACTATGAACGCATGGACGATGATGTTGGCGGCGAAGGCACGCCCTACGACATGGCGGCGAAGCGGACGCAAACCTTCGGGCGCCGCGGGATGACCGTAGCCGAGGCGTCCCCGAACCCGAACAAGGAAATCACCGATCCGAAGTGGGCACCCCAATCCCCACATCAGGCCCCGCCGATCAAAGGCATTTTCGAACTCTACAATCGTGGTGATCGCCGCAGGTTCTATTGGTTTTGCCCGAAGTGCGGATCTCCGTTCGAGCCGGATTTCAAACACCTCGTCGGTTACGAGGACGCTCGCGACATGCTTGAGGCGCGGGAGAAAACCTACATGCGGTGTCCGGTCAGAGGTTGTCCGATCGAGCCGAAATACAAAGACGCCATGAACATGAAGGGTGTCTGGGTGCCCGACTGGGCGCGCGTCGATGCAGATGGCGTCATCTCCCCTATTCGCGAAGACGGTTACATCGCTCGATCAAACATCGCCTCCTTCTGGTTGAAGGGACCGGCCGCAGGTTACGTCACATGGGGCGAACTTGCTGCAAAATACCTCACCGCGACGAAGGCGCTCGAAGAGACCGGAGACGACGGGCCGCTGCGCACCACGATCACCGTGGATCAGGGGAGTTATTACATCCCGGCCTCGCGTCTGTCCGAACGATCCCCGGAACAGCTGAAAGAAAAGGCAGAAGACTGGGGGTCGACCGAGGAAGAACCGACAATCCCACCATGGGTGCGGTTCCTCGTTGCCACCATCGACGTGCAGAAAACCTGCTTCGTGGTTCAGATCAACGGCTATACCTCATCTGGAGATCTTGTCGTCATCGACGGCTTCAAACTGCGCTTGTCGGATCGACGCAACGCAGACGGAGACAGGTTGCCGATGGACCCAGCCGCCTATGGTGAGGACTGGGATATTCTGGTGCGCGAGGTGATGCGGAAAACCTACGCGCTGTCCGACGGTAGCGGTCGCCGCATGGCGATCCGGGCAACAGGATGCGACTCCGGTGGCGCGGAGGGGGTGACAACGCACGCCTATAATTTGTGGCGCCGTCTCAAGCAGACAGAGGACGGGCTTCATCGTCGCTTCATTCTGGTGAAAGGTGAGCCGAGCAAGACGGCCCCGAGAGCCCGCGCGACGTGGCCGGATTCCTCTCGCAAGGACAAGTATGCCGTTGCGCGCGGGGATGTGCCGGTCCTTCTGCTCAATTCCAACCTCGTAAAGGATCTGGTCAGCGGGATGTTGGCGCGCACCGTGGGCCAGGAGGATCAAAACGAGATAGGTGTCAGTGGCAGGGTTCGTTTCCCGACATGGATGCAGCCGTGGTTCTACAATCAGATGACCACGGAAATTCGCACCGAGAAAGGCTGGGAGAATCCCCGTCGCCGTCGAAATGAAGCGTGGGACTTGAGCTGTTACGCCATGGGTATCGTGGTGCGGCCTATCGAGAGGGAGGCGCCGTGGGTGCATTTCGGTATCGAACGCATCGACTGGACCAATCCTCCGACATGGGCGGCCGAGTGGGATGACAACGATTTCATCGTCAACCCGGAAGCCGATGAAAGTACGGTCGCAGAGAAGCAGAAATCCAAACCGAGCTTCGCTGATCTAGCTTCACGACTGGCCTGATGCTGCGGTTCGCTCTTTCATTCTTGCTTTGATAAAAGTCACTTTATTAGTGATAATCAAGTTATTATTGCAAGAAGTTGTGCATTCGTGTATCCGTATATGGACAAATTTCCTGTACGGATGAGCAACTTGACCCTGACCGCAGCACAGAGACTCGTGGAGGCTGAGGCAGCGTATCATGCGCTGCTGACTGGCGGTCAGCCCGTGGAATGCCGTGACTCCAACGGTGAAAGTGTCAGGTACACTCCAGCCAATGCCAGCCGCCTGAAAGCGTACATCGCTGAAATCAAGGCTGAGATTGCCGGCATCCAAAGTCAGCTTCGTCGCCCCATCAGACCGATCTGGGGGTAAGCGATGAGCATTCAGGAAGAACTCAACGCATTGCTCGGCCCCGCCTCTCATCCTCCGGGCGAGGGCTATGCGGTCCACGCCCCGGCAACCGTGGCGGCGGTGGCCGGGGTGTCGGGCGGCGGTATTGCTCACGATGGTGCGAAAGCATTCAGTGAACTGGCGCTCTGGTCCCCGCCTCTGCGTTCGGTCAATGCTGACGTTCTGCCCGAGAAGGGCGTGCTCGATGCCAAGACCCGCGATCTGTTCCGCAACGATGCTTTTCTGTCCGGTGCAATGGTCACCCACAAGGACAGCATCGTTGGTGCGCGATTCATGCTGAATGCTCGCCCCGCGACGAAGATCCTCTGGGGTAAAGAGGATGACACCTGGGAAGAAGAGTTTCAGGAGGAAATCGAAACCCGCTTCGATCTGTGGGCTGAATCCCCCCATGGCTGGCCCGACGTGGGTAAGCGCAACACGCTCACTGCAACCGTGCGCCTCGGCGTCGGTGTTGATCTTGCCGGTGGCGAAGTTCTCGGTCTCGCGCGCTGGATGCCCAACGACGGCCGGCCCTATCGCACTGCATTTCAGATGATTGACCCGGATCGTCTTTCCGATCCGCTGACGCAGGCGTTCGTGTTTCCCAATCCGCGCCTGCGTCGCGGGATCGAGGTCGATGATTTCGGCGCACCCGTCGCGGCGTGGATCCGCAATTCGCATCCGTCTGATGGCCCGTTTCACGACTATTCGGACATGAAGCGGAACGACTGGACGCGGGTTCCGTGGAACCGCCCATGGGGGCGCCAGAACATTCTGCACATCTTCGAGCAGATGCGCCCCGAGCAGGCCCGTGGCATTTCCATCGCTTCTTCATCTCTCAACGAGATGAAGATGACCAAGCATTTCCGCAAAGCGCAGCTTCAGCGTGCGACCTTGGCGGCGTCCTATGCAATGGCACTGGAAGCTGAATTGCCTCAAGACACCACGCAGGCCCTTGGTGTCGGGTATGCCGCAGACGGCAACGCCACGACCCAGTGGATGCTCGACTATCTCGCTGCGGTGCAAGAGTATTCCGGTGGTGCGAAAAACCTGCACGTCGACGGTGTGCAGATCCCGATGCTGCCGCCAGGTTCCAAGCTGTCGGTTCAGAACACCGGGGCGACGGGGCCGAACGACGCCGAGTATGAAATCAGCCTGCTGCGGTATTCGGCTGCCGCGCTCGGTCTGCCGCTGGAAGAGTTCATCCACGATTTCAGACAGACAAACTATTCCTCGGTTCGCGCGGCGTTGGGGCGGATGTGGGTCTCGATGCAAGTGCGCAAGCGCATGGTTGCGGAGCGCATTGCCAACTTCATTTACCGCCTGTGGCTGGAAGAGGCGATCAATCGCAACGAGATCGAGAGCCTGAAGCGTCGCAACGTTCCTTCTTTCTACGAAGGTCTGAACGCCGAAGCCTATTCGGCTTGCGAATGGATCGGGTCCGGTCGGGGCACGATTGACCCGCTCAAGGAAACGCAGGCCGACATCCTGGCACTCAAAGCCGGAATTGAGACGAAGGAAGCGATCATCGCTCGCAGAAGCGGTGCCGATTACCGCCGTGTCGCGCGCCAGATCGCGCGTGAACGCAAGCTGGATGCCTACTTCGAAAATCCGAGCGTCTACGACGCCGACAGCAAGAACGTGCAAAACTCGCTGACGGCGAGTCCGCGTGATGGGGCCGCCGCATGAAGAACACGTCCATCCTTTCCCGCTTCCAGAACGAAGTTGCGATGTTGAACGCAACGCAACAGCCGTGGTTCGAGCATTGCGTTCATGCCGCGGCAGAATTTCTCGTGAAGATGGAGGAAGATCAGGGGTCCACGCAGGTTGCGGCCTCCGGTTTCTGGTATTCTGAGGATGACTGGCGGTCGGCATACCGTCCCTACGATGTGCAGGATGGCATTCTGCGTATCCCGGTGCGCGGCGTCATGCTCAACGGATATCCGTGGGCGACGCAGTGGGCGACCGGCTACGAGTACATCCTTGAAGCGATGAAACGCGGCATGGCTGATCCCGATGTGAAGGGGATCGCCCTCATCATCGACAGCCCCGGTGGCATGGTCAGCGGGAACTTCGATCTCGTTGACGACATCTTCGGGATGCGGGGAACCAAGCCCATCCGCGCCTATGCATCGGATTCGGCGTATTCAGCCGCTTACTCCATTGCCTCGGCTGCCGACACCATCACCGTGAGCCGTTCCGGTGGTGTGGGCTCCGTTGGTGTCGTGACCATGCACGTCGATATGTCGGCTGCGATGGAGAAGTACGGCTACAAGATTACCTTCATCTATCGCGGGAAGCACAAGACCGACGGCAACCCGTATGAGGCGCTGCCCGACGATGTGCGGGATCGCATTCAGGCGCGCATCGACAGCACCTATTCGGAGTTTGTGGGCATTGTCGCCCGCAACAGGGGTATGGACGAGGAGGCAGTCCGCAAGACGGAAGCCTTGACCTACTCGGCCCAGGAAGCACTCGACATCGGTTTTGCGGACAAGATCGGCCGCACCGACAGCGAGATCACGGCCTTTGCGGCCACCTTCAATCAAAGAAAGGACGAAGCGATGGCCGATAATAACGAGGCCCAAACCATCACCACCGAGGATGTGAACAAGGCGCGCGCCGAAGGTGCAACCGCCGAACGCACCCGGATTTCGGCAATCCTTGGCTCCGACGAAGCCAAGAAGCGTCCGACGATTGCGATGAAATTCGCGCTGAACGAGAAGTTCGCCTCGCTCGACGCCGCCGCGGTCAACGAGATGCTGGGCAGCCTGCCGGAAGAAAAGCAGGAACAGCCCGCGCAAGAGAAACCGCAAGCCGCCACGACCACGGCCGGGGCCGGCGTGCAGGGCGCCATTTTCGACGCTGCGATGGCGGCGACCCAGCCCGGTCACGTTTCGACCGACGGCAAGGCCACCGAGGGCGGCACCAAGACCGAAGCCGATCAGGCTGCCGAAGACCGTGCGCTGCGTCAGGCTGCCGGCCTGGCGGGCTTCAACGACAACACCAAGTAACAGGAGGCTTTCATGGCCAACGTCACCCCTCCCTATGCCGACCCTGGCCGGGCCTCGTTCGAGGAACTGGACACCTACCTGCAGAATTTTCTGCTGGCTGGTTCCCATCCCGAACTGAAGCCCGCGTTCTCCGCTCCGATTCCGAACAGCGTCAATTACGCGCAGTTCACGGTGGTCGGCAAGAACAGCTCGGGTCAACTGATCCCGGCCACCTGGGACGCAACCACCCCGGTCAAGGCGATCGGCGTTCTGGTTCATGCCGTCGCGCTTGGCGCCTCGGGGAGCGCCAACGGTTCGTTCTGGTATTCGGGCTGCTTCAACATGGACTCGCTCGTCTGGGATGCGTCGTTCGACACTGAGGCGAAGAAACTGGCGGCCTTCGAAGGTTCGCCCACCCCCACCACCATCATCGTCGCCAAGCGCGGCTAAACGGAGGCGACTATGCCCGCTGATTCCCAAAACTACGAACTCTGGGACACCAATCGGTTCCTCGGCGTCTGGCGCGACGTGAAGCCGGATCCGCTGTACTGGACCGACTGGTTCCAGAACGAACTTCTGTCGGAAGACGAATACATCGACTTCGAGAAGATGCCTCTGGAAGGCCGGAAACTGATGCCGTTCGCCATGCCGCTGACCCGCGGCGGCGCCATCTACGAAGATTCCGGCAAGGCATTCCGGTTCAAACCGGCCTATGTGAAAGCGGAAGACCAGATTGATCCGCTGATGCCGCTGACCCGTCGCGTCGGGATCGACTCGAACGCGTCGCAGATGATGCCGAAACTGTCGCCGCCGCAGCGCCTCGACCTGATCCGCATGGCGATCACAGGTTCGCATTTTCGTGCTCACCAACGCCGTCTGAATCAGATGGCCTGCGTTGTGCTGCGCGACGGCATGATCACGCTGAAGGGTCCGAACTACCCGGAAACGGTGGTCAACTTCGGTCGGGCTGCCAACCATACCATCACCCTCGGCGCCGGTTCGCGCTTCGGTGACTCCGGGGTCTCGATCCTGGACTTCTTCCAGTTGGTTATCGACCGGATGGCGACGGCAGAGTTCGGTGGTTTCCCGACGCGGGTTACCATGGGCGGCGGTGTCTGGAAGGTGATGCGCAAGGACGCGGAACTGAAAGATTTCCTCGACCTGAACCTGAAGCAGAACGATCGCGTGACGCTGGAGCGTGGTCTGACCAATGGTGAACCCGTCTACAAGGTTGGCGAGTTCATGGTCGGCGGCGCCAGCGGGCGCACCATCGAACTGTGGGTGGACGATTCCACCTATATCGACCCGAACACCAAGCTGGCGACCCGTTACATCGGCAACCACCAGATGCTGTTCAAGTCGACGCCGGATGCGGTCATGGGCTATCAGGCTTTCGGCCGCATCATCTCGCGCCGGGCGAACTGGGCTCCGATGCGTCTGTTCCCGCTGAACTGGCTGTCCAACCCCCCGGAAGAGACCGAGTACATCACGCACCAGAGTGCGCCGCTGATGGCTCCGCTGAATCCGAACGCGACGCTGCTCGCCAACGTGATCGCACCGTGATCGTGAACCGGGCGGCCTGAACTGGCCGCCCACTCCCAACATCAAGAGGAAACCGCCATGAAGCTCGGTTACACCATTCACGAAGTCCAGAAGGGCAAGGACACGATCATCGCTCCCGGCCGTGTGCATCCGTTCGATGATCAGGAGCATGACGATCTGGCTCGCCTCGGCGCCATTCGTGAGCCTTCGCGCGACGAGATTGCGCTGTACGAAGCACTGCTGCCGGCCGTCGAAGAAGAAGATCCGAAGAAGTCGCCGGAACGGGAACAGCTTGAAGCCAAGGCCACTGAGCTTGGCGTCAAGTTCCAGGCGAATACCGGCGACGCTGCTCTGTTGAAGCGCATCGAAGAAGCCGAAGCCAAGAAGGCTGCGACGACCGGCACCAATCCCGGCGACGATACGCTCTGATGGCAAGCTGGCGCGAACATAAGGCCAAGATGAAGCGGGATGCGCACACTGCGTTCCGCATTCCTGCGGTCTATCTTGTTCGCGCCGATGCCACCCCGGTTCCCTGCATGGTCAGGGTTCATTCCAAGGTAGCCCCGAACCAGAATGAGTTCACCTGGCCGGCCGCGCCGGGCTATCTTGAAATCGACCCTTACATCATCTTCGACGCTTCGGAAGTTCCGTCTCCGTCGCTGAAATCGCTCGTAGTTCTCAGCGCGACCGAGATCTATCGTATCGGTCCCAGCGAACCGCAGCGCGAAGGTTTTGTCAGATCAGATGCCAACAAGGTTGAGGTATCCGACTGCGCTTCGATCATTGCCGCGATCCCGAATGCCGACTCTGATCCGGCGTTCCTCGGAGTGCTGTTCTGATGGAGTTTGCTGTCGTTCTCGAAGCCTTTCCGACCACCGGCTACATTGCCGATCTTTCGCCGGATCAGGTTGCCACGGCAGCGCGCATGGCGCTGAACAAGATTGCAGATCGCACCCGGACGCGGGCAGATCGTGCCCTGCGTGAGCAAATCGCTTTTCCGGCAGCATTTCTCGGCCCCAGCGGAAAACGTCTGTGGGTGCAGACGAAGGCGTCGAACCAGTCGTTACAGGCGGTCATCCGTGGCCGAGGGCAAACCACTTCGCTTGCGAGGTTCGCCGGCAACACCAAACCCACCAGTGGGAAGCAGCGTCCGAAAGGTGGCGGGGTTCAGGTTCAGGTGAAAGCCGGTGGCGCGAAAAAGTTCATCGAGCGGGCCTTCATCATGCAGTTGCGCGGAGACAACCGCGGGCTTGCGGTGAGGACGAAAGACGGGATGCGTCCTCGCGGGGCTTATGTGCCCAAAGAGATCGGCAAGAACCTGTGGTTGCTCTACGGACCGTCTGTTGACCAGGCTTTGATCAATTCCCGGCACGAAGGCATCTACGAAGACCTTGGCCCCGAGGTGCTGGACGCGCTTGACGCAGAGTTTCGCCGCCTGATTGATCTGAGGATTTCTGATGCCTGATCCGTTTCGCCTCCGTGTTATGAAAGCCGTGAGCGCGGCGATCAAGGGGATCACCCCTGCAAATGGTTTCACTCACGACCTTTCTGATTACGTCGACGCGGACGGCATCACGAGGGAGCGGGTATTCCGTGGGCGTGATCTTTTCGGCCCCTCTGACGGGCTGCCGATGATCTCGATTCTGGAAGATTTCCGCGCGCAGCCGATCAAGGCTCAAAGCCCGGAAGGTGGAAACCAGCGGAACTCTTTCCCGATCCTGATTCAGGGATTCGTGAAGGACGACGTGGATCATCCTCTGGACCCGGCATACATGCTTGAGGCGGAAGTGCGTCAGGTTATGGCTGCGGCCAATGTGCGGTACAACATCCTCGGGACGGGCGACCGCGCCCCCTGTGTATCTGACATGGTGATCGGGGCTCCGATCTGTCGGCCGGCAGACAACGAATATTCCACCGTCGCCTACTTCTTTCTTTCGGTGACACTCACCCTCTCGGAAGATCTGACGAGACCCTTTGCGTGATGTGAAAATCACGTTATAAGTGCAACAAACTCAAGGAGTGACGATAATGGGCGTCGAGAACTACAAAATCGGTCGAGGGGAGTTCATGTTCTCCCTGTTCGTTGACCCGCTGACCCGCGTCGAACGCGGTTTCCTTCCGTTCGGCAACTGCCCCGGTGGCACGTTCAATCGCACTGTCGAGCGCATCGAACACATGAGTTCGATGACCGGCGTCAAGACGAAGGACTTCTCGCAGATCGTGTCTTCGACCATGGCCGGGTCTGTCACCACGGACGAAGTTTCCGCGAACTCGATGGCGATGTTCCTCGGCGGCACCGCTGCCGACGTGTCCTTCACGTCCGGTACCGGGGTCACTTCGGTGTTCAACGCCTACAAGGGGGCGACCTATCAGCTCGGCGTCACCGCATCCCGCCCGAATGGTCTGCAACAGATCAAATCGACGCCGGCTGTCACGGTGACGGGCGGCGCCGGGGGTAGCACCAGCTACACCGCAGGCACCGATTACACCATCGACTACGAGCGCGGCACGATCACGTTCCTGCTGGGTGGCACCATCACGGACGGCGGTCAGGTGACCGTCACCTACAGCCACGACGCCTACAGCCGGTTCCAGATCAATTCCGGTGCCATCGAAATCGAAGGCGCGCTGCGCTTCTACGACCGGGCCGAGTTCGGTCAGCGGATGGACTGGTATCTGCCCTGGGTGAAGCTGACGCCGAACGGCGACGTGAACCTGATCGGTGACGAACTCACCTCGATCTCGTGGAACGTCGAGGTGCTGAAGAAGGGCGCAATGGCCGAGGCGTATATCGCCGGCAAGCCGATCGTCTGACGGGGGTGATGGAGGATGACCACCGTTTTCGGAAACTACAGTCGGCCACGGCAGATCGTGAATATCGCCAGCGGTGACGGGGAGATGATCCCCGTCGCTTGCTACGGGCTCGGTCTGGATCACCTCGTTCTGCTGGTCCGCGAATATGCCGAAGTGCTGACGCCGATCTATGAGCAAACTGCATCCGGTCAACTGACTGCGGATCAGGCTATCGCTCTCGTCACATCTCTGATCGAGGAAGTTCCGGCGCTCGTCAGCATGACGATTGCTTTGGGTACCGATGCTCCCGCCGACGAGATGGACAAGATCACCGCACTGACGGTGGGCGCGAAGGTTGAGCTGGTTCACGCGATCGTCAAGGTCACGATGACCAGCGAAGGTGGGCCGGAAAAGATCGTGGAGATCGTCACGTCGGCGTATCGGGAACTCAGCAAGAAGTTCCGCCCGACCTGAAGGAATGGATGTGGGGGCTCAGGAAACAGGCGAGCCTTCTCATCGAAGCCGGGCATCTGAACGCAGGGTCATACACCGTCGGCATGATCCTGGATGAGGCCAGAATTGTTCAGGAACGGCTGAACGCCAGAACCGCTCTGAACGCAGACCTCATGCACCTGGCGATCTCCGCTACTCCGACAGAATACAACAAGGCGGGCGTTGCTCTGGCGAAAAGTGCCGCAAAAGCGCTCAAGGATACGCTGAAGAAACTGCGAGGTGGCTGATGGGCCGTGAGACATTCTCCGATCTCAAGATCAGGGCCACCGACCAGTTCAGCTCGACCCTTGAAAAGGGCAAACGGAACTTTGACGAGTTCAGGAAATCCCTGACCCGCAAGGAAATTGTTCAGGAATCCCTGAAACAGAAAGACGCGATCCGGCAACTTGGGACCGAGATCGAGACGCTTCGCGACAAGTATCGTCAGTATGCGGAGCAGACGCGGCAGGGCGCGGCTACCCGGCAAGTCGGGATCGAAATGGTCCAGACCCGGGCGAAAATTCTGCAAACCAAGGATGCGATCGAGCAGCAGCGCGAAAGCCTGCAGCGCCTTCGCGGCGTAGCTGGTGGAACCTTTCGTGAGTTTTCTCAGCGTGCATCTGAAGCGGCTTCTGCCGCGATCCGGCAAGCTGAAGCCGAACGCAAGGCCACTGCTGTATCGCAGAAGAAAGCGGAAATTCAGGCCCGGCTGAACGCACAGGCCCGCAGTGGTTTTGCTGACTGGAATCATTACATCGAGACCATTCATCGGCTGCAGGCGGCCGAGGAACGCAGCGCGCGGCAGGCTGCCCTGAAGGAGCAAATTCAGGCCCGGCTGACTAGCCGAGTGGTCAGCGGGTTTTCGGCATGGCAGCGACAGATCGGTATTTACGATGCGGAGTCCGCAGCCTTTGTTCGCAGCCATGCTGCCCTGAAACGCGCAGAAGGTGCTGCGACACAAGCTGCCGGTGCGCAGAAGCGTCTGAAGCAAGCCGTGGATGCCACGACGGCATCGGTTCAGCGTCAGAATGCCGTTGAAAGCCGCGTCCTTCCGTTCGGAAGTGCGGCCGGTGGACGCGCATCGCGGGGCAAGAAGTTCGGCGGCGAAGATGCCGGTGTCGAGATGTACGGTCTTCGGCCGTATCAGATGGTCAATCTCGGGTATCAGATCAACGACGTGATCGGTGGCGTGGCGATGGGGCAGGCGCCGTTGCAGATTCTCGCGCAGCAGGCCGGTCAGTTTGCGCAAATCTGGCCGGAAGCCATGGTTGCGCTGGTTCGCGGAGTCCCGATCCTTCTCGCCGCAGGCGCAGCTTTCAGCCCTCTGATTGCAGCCATGATGCGGGTTTCTGAGCAGAAGGAAAATCTGCGGTTCTTCAACCAGCAACTTGCTGTCAGCGCAGACGGCGGCCGATATAGCGCTGAAGGATTGAGTCAGGCGACGCGCGAAATGCGCAAATTCGGCGTAGCGACCGAAGATGCCAGGACTATGCTGATGGGATTTGTTTCAGCAGGCATTGACCAAGGTCAGTTCGTCGGGCTGGGTAGGCTGGCGAAAGACCTGGCCGAAGTTACAGGGCAGGACGTACCTGCTGCTGCTGAAAAAATGCTGACGGCTTTCCGTGGTGGTTCGCAAGGCGTGCGCGACCTTGATCGTGAGATGAACTTCCTCACGGCCTCGCAACTTGATCAGGTTCGTGCGATGGAGCGTGCCGGTAACGCCGCTGGTGCGATGGCACTGGCACAAGGCGCATTGCGTGACAAACTCGCAGCAACGAAGCCTGAACTGACCGAGTGGCAAAAAGCCACGAAAGAAATGGGTCAGGCTTGGGACGATCTCGTCACCGCAGTCGAACAATCCGGTCTCATCGAACTTGCATCAAAGGGCCTGATGCTCGTTGCCATGTCCGCGAAAGGTTGGGCGTATCTTGCGCGAAATGCCAGTGGCGCGATCCAGTCTACCATCGCTCCGAATGACCTCCAACGGATGACAGCACTGACGGATCGCCGCAACAAGATTCTGAACGACATAGCGCGTGACGATGGTGCTTTTGCCCCAAGAACTGCCGCACTGCAGGAAGAACTCGCGGCTGTCGAGGCTGAAATCGAAAGCATTCTCCGAGATCAGAACGAAGCCTACAAAGAGGCTTCCGATCTTCGGGACCAGAACAAAGATGCTTCGGAAGCCGAAAAGAAGATCCAGTCTGACATCAATTTCGAATTGGATCGGCAGATCGAAACTGCTCAGCGTGAAGCCGAACTCGCTGCGCTGACCAATCGGGAACGGTTCATCGAGCAGGGTCTCCTGGAAGCCAAAACCCGCGCAATGGAAGCGCAAAAGGCGCTTGGTCTCGATGCTGTCGGCCTCACCGAGGAACAGAACAGGCTTCTGCGCGAACGTCTCGGAATGGCTTTCGATACCCAAGCCAGTGCCGAACTTATGACCTCATCGGGCATGAGCGGTCTCGTCGACAAGATTGTTGGCGTGGAAAGCGGCGGCAATGCCTCTGCTAAAAATCCTCAGTCAACTGCCACAGGTCTCGGTCAGTTCATCGCAAGCACTTGGCTGGATATGTTCCGGCGCTACTTCCCAGATCGCGCTGCGAGCATGAGTGAAGCGGCTATCCTGGAACTGCGGAAGGAGTCGGCTATCTCCCGCAAGATGGTCGAACTTTACGCAATGGAGAATGCGAAAGTTCTCCAGTCGGCCGGCGTAGCGGTCAACGAGGCATCGCTTTATCTCGCCCACTTCCTCGGTCCTCGCGGTGCAGCAGGCGTCATGGCTGCGTCTGCTTCTACCCCGGTTTCCAGCATTCTTGGGGCAGACCAGATCGCCGCCAACCGCAGCATCCTCGAAGGGAAGAATGCCGGGGAAGTTCGCGCCTGGTCGCAACGGAAGATGGGAGTTTCGTCAGCCGAACTCGATATCAGCCGGGAAATGGTCAAACTGGATGAAGACCGGGCGAAAAAGGCTGCCGACGAAGAAGAAAAGCGCCTGAAGCGTGAAGCCGATTACATGCGTTCTTACGCGGAGCGCATGGAAGGTCAGAAACTCGAACTGTCTCTGCAAACCCAGGAAGCCCGTCAGGCAGCAATCACCAAGGCGCTGTATGACGAGGAACTGAAGGCAAAGGAGGCCGGGCTTCAACTCACCAAGGAGCAGCGCGACGAAATCGCCTCTCTGACCGGGCGGCAGTTTGATAGAGAGAATGCTGAGACGAGGGTGAACCAGATCCTCGAACGGCGCCAGTTGCTCGTGCAAAACCTCACGATGGCGCGCGAAGCCGGCGACGCCGAGGCGATCTCAAAGATCACTGGCGAACTTGATGGGCTGGAAGGCGACCTCGGGAAGGCTATCGACGATGCCATTGCGTTCTGGCAGGCGATCGGTGGGCCGCAGGCGGATGCTGCAATCCTGAAACTGAAGACCCTCAAGGTCGATGTTCAGGTGATGCAGAATGAAAGCCAACAGGTCATCCGGTCATGGAATGAATGGGCCGCAAATCAGGCATCGTCTGGCATCAGCCAGCTCGCGCAGGATATCGCAGCGGGTGAGAACGCCATTGACTCCCTTGGTCGTGCGTTTGCGAAATTCGCGGCCGATTTCCTGATCAAGATGGGCGAGATGATCGTTCAGGCGAACATGCTGAAGATCCTGCAAGGCAGCGGTTTCGGCAATATCGTTGGCGGATTCCTTGGCGGTCTCGGGGTTCCGGTTCCCATCGCCCATACTGGCGGCGTGATCGGCACGGATGCCCTGTCCACCAAAGTCGTGAACCCGGCTGTGTTTTCCGGCGCCATGCGGTATCATGGCGGGGGTTTCCCGGGTCTGAAGCCGAACGAAGTTCCGACGGTTCTGGAAATGGGCGAAGAGGTCTTGACCGCAAGCGATCCCCGGCATCGCAAGAATGGCGGCGGCGCAACCCAGGTTCGCGTCGTCAACGTGCTCGACCCCAACGAAATCCTCGATACGGCAGTGAGTTCCCCCTCCGGTGAACAAAGCCTGATCAATTTCGTCACGAGGAACAAGCGGGCGATCTCGGGCATTCTGGGCAGTTGACGAGGCAGTTGCGAAAACGGCGTCTCGCTGGTAGTTTCACTTAAAACGTGATCCTGTCGGGAAAGGTGAGATGAGCGTATTCCTCCCGGTGGTCCCGAATTGGCGTTTCCCAGTCAGGGACACCTATGAGTTTCGCACCGAGATCCTTTCTTCCCGCGACGGGACTGAAAGCCGTTCGGCATTGCGCGAGCATCCGCGCAGGAAGATCGAGTTCACGGCACTTCTGGACGGAAGTCGGAACCGTGACATGGCAATGGCGATGGCTGCGGGTCGGGACGGACGGTTTGAGATTGCGGATTACACCGCAGAACCGGCCTTCATAACGGCGGTCGCAGCCACGGCAACCACGCTCACCCTGCTTTCTGATGGCCCGCCGTGGCTGGACGGGGCGTTGTCCGAAGTTGCAATCGTGTCGTCGAGGACGGCGCGCAAGGTCACGGTGGCCGGGATCGCGGGGAATACCATCACGCTTGACGGTCAGATTGGCGTCGCAATTCCCGACGGCGCAGCGATCTATCCCGTTCTCGATGTGATCCAGTCGCAGTCGCTCACGGTTTCGGTTTACACTACCAGGCTGACCTCTGTCGACATGGCTTTCGATGTCACGCCGGGCACCAGTCTCGACGATAGCAGCGACAGCGACATTCTTTCGGCCGGCGCCTTCTACGGGCGCTATGTGCTGCTGAAAAAGCCGAACTACATGCGCTCCCCCCGTCTCAATTTCGAGATGACCTTCGAGCGCGTGGATTTCGAGCGTGGGATAGTGAACACCTACGCCCCGGTCCCATTCACGCGCCGCTCGCTGTCTGCTGAATATGTCGGCTTCGACCGACCGGGCGTGCGCGAACTGCTCGACCTGTTTCTGCGGAACAAGGGGAAACTCGGTGAGATTTACGTCCCGACATGGGGGGATGACTTTCCCCCTGTCATCGGGATCACCGGCACCACGCTCACGGTGGCCGGAAGAACGTTCTACGATGCCTATGCGACAGATGAAGCCCACACCGCATTTCTGCTGAAGAAGTCGAACGGGGATATGGTTCCCTTCGAAATCCAGAGCATGTCGCTTTCCTCGGGAAACACGGTTCTGACGCTGGACAGAACGGTTGGGTTGAGCCCCGTGGAGGTTTCATCGGTGTCGTGGATGCACGTCTGCCGGTTTGCAAACGACGCACTGGTGATTGACTGGGAGACGAACACCATCGCCTCGGTCGTCCTGCCATTCATCAGCCTGAAGAACATGCCGGTGGAAAATCTCTATGGGTCCAACTGGATCCTCGCGACCGGCTATTGGCGCGATCTCGGCCAGTGGGAAGACACGGCGACCTGGAAGGATTTCCCATGACCATCGAACCGATTGCAAATGGCGAATCCGGCCATTCGGTACGCCTGAAGCTGAACGAGCTGATCGGCAACCACTACACCAACGCGCAGGGTGCGGCGCTTGAGGATAACGTTGCCCAGCAAATCGCTGATGTGATCGAAAGGGCGCAGGCCGCCGAGAATGCGGCCGAAGCTGCTGGCACGCAGGCGGTTCAGGCCAATGAAACCGCAACCACTTTGCGCAACGAGTTCGACAGTCTGACGGTCGATTTCACCGGATCGTTGCTGGATGCCCTGGATGCGATTCAGGCAGAAGCACAGGCCCAGCTCGACAACGTTGCTCAGCAAGTGAACACCGATCTGGCTGCCGTGCAGTCGCAAGTGAACACCGATCTGGCTGCCGTGCAGTCGCAGATTTCAACCGACCTGTCAGCGATTGCGAGCGACCTTGCTGCCGTCGAAGGCGATATTGTTCAGATTCAGGTGGATCAGGCCGCGCTGGATGCCGTCGTCTCGAATGGGCTTGCTCAGGTAAATTCGGACATCGCCGGGCTTCGGACGGAAATCAACATCGACGATTTGCGCATCTTCAAGGAAGAGGATGCAACGGATCGTGTTCTGGAACTGCTCGCCGGGTTGAAGATGGAACTGGCGTTCACTGACAAAAAGGTCAGGGATGCGGGCATCTATGTCGACCCAGCCAACGGCACGGTGAAAATCCGAGCCCTTGAAAGCACTTCGGAAAGGGTTTCTCAGGCTGAAATCGACATCAACGGCGTCAAGTCGGAAGTCGCGCTGAAAGCGTCCGTGACCTATGTGAACACGGCGATCAGCAACGCGCTTCTGGACCCGTCACAGATTCCGATCGTCGACGAACTGTCGCTGCGGGTCACCGCCGCAGAGGTGCGACTGGATGGTCAGGACGCATTGATTGAACTGAAAGCCGATGCGCTCACGGTGAACGGTATCGAAGTCAGGCTCAATCAGGCCGAAGTGGACATTGACGCACTGGGCGCAGCTATCGCGCTGCGTGTGACCACCGCAGAGTTTCAGGCGGCCGAAAGCCGGCTGACGGCTGCCGAAATCGTGCTGAACGCTCTGGACGTGCCGAGCATCACCGCCACGGTCACAGATCAGCGCGGTCTCGATGAATCCTTCGACGCCAGCGCCTTCTCTTCGCTGGGTGCTCTGCTTGGGGGATATCGCGACCGGCAGAATACGCGCGAGGCGTTCGCATCGGCGCAGCAACAGCTGCGTGCCGTGGTCGATGAAAACTACGCCGCAGAGTCTTCTGCTCGACTGACCCTGGCAGCACTCGTCGATGATACGCGGGCCACGTTGCAGGTTGAACAGATCGCGCGTGCGACCGCAGACGAGGCGATCTCCGTCCAGCTTACCAACCTTGATGCCTCGGTGACCGGCGTTTCAAGCAGCCTGAGTGCCAACTATTATACCAAGGCCCAGACTGACGCGGCGACGGCAGCCGCTACCCTTGCGCTCAAGAGCGAGATGGAAGGTGCCGGGGGCAGCATCGGCCTGCTGTCGGCAACCTTGTCGCAGGACTATTACACCAAGGTTGCAGTCGATTTGCAGCTTGCGCAGGCATCCACGACCCTCACCTCGGGTTACGAGGGTGCGATCGAGGATGAAACCGCGTTCCGCAACCTCGCCAATCTGCTGCAGGCCTATGATGCGATCAAGGGCCAGAGGCAGGCTCTCGCTTTCGCTCAGCAGCAAATCCGAACCGTGGTGGACGAAGGCTTCTCTGCCGAAGCGACCGCGAGAACGCAGCTTGCCGCTCTGCTCGACAATACGCGCGCCACGCTTGAAGTGAACTATTACACGAGATCGCAGACGGATTCTGCGATCTCCACCGCGACGCTTGCGCTGGAAGCCGAATTGACCGGGCCGGACGGTATCGTCAGTCTGCTGGAAGCCTCGCTCGAACAGAACTACTATACCAAAGCAGCGACAGATTTTGCGATCGCGACTGCAACCCTTGCCCTGAAAAGCCAGATGGAGGGGCCGACCGGCAGCATCGGGCAACTGTCCGCCAACCTCACGCAAAACTATTACACGAAGACCGCCGCTGATCTCGCGACGGCAGCGGCAACCCTTGCCCTGAAAAGCCAGATGGAGGGTGCCGGGGGCAGCATCGGGCAGTTGTCGGCCAATCTCTCGCAGAATTATTACACGAAGACTGCAGCAGATACCGCTACGGCGGCGGCAACCACCGCGCTGAAAAGTCAGATGGAAGGTGCCGGAGGCAGCATCGGACAACTGTCTGCCAATCTCTCGCAAAACTATTATACGAAGACTGCGACCGACAGCGCGATTTCCACGGCGACGACCACTCTGAAAAGTCAGATGGAAGGTGCAGGGGGCAGCATCGGGCAACTGTCTGCCAATCTCTCGCAGAATTATTATACGAAGACTGCAGCAGATACCGCTACGGCGGCGGCTACCACCGCGCTGAAAAGCCAGATGGAAGGGTCAACCGGCAGCATCGGGCAACTGTCGGCCAACCTGTCTCAGAATTATTACACGAAGACCGCGGCTGACGTGGCGATGGCTGCGGCCACCGCGACCTTGAAAAGTCAGATGGAAGGCGCCGGGGGCAGCATCGGGCAACTGTCTGCGACCCTGACCCAGAACTATTACACGAAGACCGCGACTGACACTGCGATCTCGGCCGCTTTCACCACGTTGGAAAGCACGATCAATGGCGTGGGGGCGAACGTCGCGTCTCTTTCGGCCAATCTCTCGCAGAACTATTACACGAAGACTGCGGCAGACACTGCGATCTCTGCTGCAAACACGAGCCTGCGGAGCCAGATGGAAGGCTCCACCGGCAGTATCGGGCTGCTGTCTGCCAACCTGTCGCAAAACTATTATACGAAGACCGCAGCCAATACCGCGATCTCGAATGCAACCACCACGCTGAAAAGCCAGATGGAGGGCCCGACCGGCAGCATCGGGCAGTTGTCGGCAACCCTGAGCCAGAATTATTACACCAAAGCTGCTACCGACAGCGTGGTTGCCGGCGCTGTGACGACAATCAATACCTCGATCGGGGATCTGAACGGCGACATCACTGATGTCCGGGCACTGCGTCTGAATAACCTGAACGGCACATCGTTCGGTACGCTGTTGCAGAACCTCGGCGTTGCGTCGAACGGGACATCCGCTTTCGTCACCAACGTCGGCACGGCGATCAGCGATCTTCAGGGGAATGCTTCTGCTGGCTATCTGATCAAGGCTCAGGCCGGGAACGCGGTGTCGTTGCTCGATCTGATTGCGGCCGACGGAAGCGGGGCTCCGGTTTCGATTGCAAAGATTTCGGCGCAAGACATCCTGCTGGAAGGTTCCGTCGCGGCATCGCAACTGGTTGTCACAGATTTCAGCGGCAACCTTGTGCCCAACCCGGCCTTCATTTTCGGGGATCTTCGCGGCTGGTCCGGGGTTCCGTCCAGCTTCTCGGTTGTGGCGAAAGGCGGTACACATTCGGCGCAGCAAGGTTCTCCGACCAAGAACATGCTTCGGATCGAAACGGATACCGGGACGACCCGCAGCGCCATGCTCGCATCTTTCCCGGTTGAAGGGGGGCAGACGTTCCGGTCCCGCTATCAATACGCCACGGGTGGCTCGTCTCGGGATGTTTCGCTTTCGCTGCGGTTCGCCTGGTACGATGCTGACGATGTGCAGATCAGCATTTCGACCGTCGCTGTCGCCAGCAATGCTTCCAACACTTCCTGGGTGACTTCGCCGCTGGGGCAGGCTGTCGCGCCGACGGGTGCAGCGAGAGTCGAAGTTTCGATGCGGCGTCTCTCCGGTGGCGCCGGCAATGCGTATCTGACCAACTTCGAAATTATCCGCCAGCGCACCGGCTCCACGCTGCTGACACCGAACAGCATCACGACCGATCTCGTGACCACGGATGATTTTGTCGCATGGTCGACCGCTCTGTTTGGCGGGCTGATGGCCTCTACGAACTATGTCAGCGGGGAGAGCGGCTGGAGGATCAACGTCAACGGCGACGCCGAGTTCGGCACGCTGGCACTGCGCAAGAATGCAATCACCGTGCCGGTGCGTTCCTACTCGCCGGATTTCGTCGATGTGACTTCCGACAGCAGCTGGACGACCGTCGCCCTGATCAAGGTGCGCAGAACCGGCGTGGCGACCGAGTTCATGTTCACTTGTTCGCTTGACGGCTACGGTTCCGGCTCCGCTCAGTTCAGGTTGCTGCGAGGTACAAACAATGTCGTGCGCAGCGCAAGCGCGGTGACCGGGGAACGCGGCCGGCAGGCGCAGGTGGCCTTCGCAATGATCGACTGGGATGAAGGCACCGGCATGACCACCTACCGCATCCAGTGCAAGAAATCCGATCCGAACGTGACGGCGGGCTGGAACGCCAATCTTCGCGTGTTCCGTCGTTACTTCTCTGCGATCCAGTTCAGGAGATAAAATGCCAGCCTTCATCGTCTATTCATCCCTTGAAGGGGGAACTGATCGCACTGTCATCCGGTACGGGGAGGCACCGGCAGAAGACATCGAGGATCAGGCCGGAACAAATGAGATCGCCGTGGCGGTGCTCGCCTCGCAACTGGATAATTTCTACACCTATGCCCGCATCGTTGAGGACGCTCCCGAGAACACGAGCGGCAGCTATGTGGCGCAGATCAAGTATTATCCAGGTGACCAGTCGTTCGGTTTCTTCATCGGCTCCAGCATCAGTTCCGACATCACAGTGAAGCAGCAACGCGACATTCTGCTTGCGGACAGCGACTGGACGCAGCTTGCCGATGCCCCGTTGACCGCGACCAAGAAGGCGCAGTGGGCGACGTACCGGCAGGCTTTGCGGGACATTTCTTCGCAGCCCGGCTACCCCGGCAGCGTGACCTGGCCCACACCGCCCTCATAATCACTTATTAGTGGAAACTCACTCTGTAATGGTGTAACTCTTGACCTAACTTTGTGGGCGAGAGGTTTCCAGCATGGCGTGGTATCGCACCGGAACGGTGGCCGTAACGAACGGCAGCGCGACCGTGACAGGCACGAGTACACAATGGGTGTCGGCGGCCAAGACGGGCGATGCCATTCATCTTCCTGACGGTCGGATTTACGAGATCCTGACCATCAATTCCAATACCTCGATCACGCTGGCGACGAACTATCTCGGGACCACCGCCAGCGGGCAAGGCTATGCCATTCAGCCGACGCGGGGCGTTGTGCAGAATGTCTACGATCTGCTGGTCTCCTATATGTCGTCGCTGTCGGCGCAACAGGATGGCCCGCTGTCTGGTCGTTTCGGTGACGGCACCGCTTCGGCCCCCGGCATCACCTTCCTCTCGGATCAGGATACCGGCCTCTATCGTCCGAGCGCAAACCAGCTTGCAGCCGTGACGAGTGGTGTCATGCGCTGGCTTCTCACGACCACGGGCTTCACGCTGAACCTGCCGATGACAGGCACCGCCGTGACCCAGAACGACAAGGATACCACGGCCGGGCGGCTGCACAGGACCGATGACAATATCCTGTTCCATGCCCTGCGCCGGTTCGGCGGCTATTATCCGGCCGGGGGCAGTGCAAATATCGACACTGCTGTAGCTGGTGATGCGGGGCTGTATGATGCCACACTCGCAGGGACATTTCCCGCTGCATCAGGTTTTTGGTGGATCACCTCGCAGGCGATATATTCGGGAACGGCACTGTTACAACGCGCCATTCGTTACACCGGAGTGGGTACGCCACCGGCGACGGCAGATGAATATATGCGTATCCGGGCAAACGACGGCACATGGGGCGCCTGGCGGCGGGTCTACAATAGCGGATCGGTTGTCGGTCCAGTCAGTCAGTCAGGCGGTGTGCCTACCGGGGCGCTGATCGAGCGCGGCAGCAATGCCAATGGAGAATACGTCCGCTTTGCCGATGGCACCCAGATCTGTACTGCTCAGAGGATTGATACTACCGGATTAACGGTGGCAGAGGGGCCATTCTACATCTCACCTAATGATCTGACGTGGACTTTTCCCGCGAGCTTCGTCGCCGGTCCTTCCGTGAATATCATGGGTTCTCGGAGTGACCGCTTTGGTGGCGCGTTCTTGCGAGGGGCATCGTCAACGACAGGACAAGGCTTCCGTCTATTTTCAACGGTCGCATTATCAGCATCAGTGAACCTACCGCACTCGTGCATCGCCATCGGCCGCTGGTTCTGAGGGATATACCATGGACATCGTTTTTTCGCCTCTCCGCAGCGACGACAGCCTCTCGCTTCACGTCTCGGGCGACACCGTTACCTTCAACGGCATTTCGTTCAATTTCTCGCAGATCGCGGAAGGAGAAATTCTCCCCGCCTCCGCAGTCGGTTGCAACATGCTGAAAGGGAACGTCACCCGGAGCGGCGGTGCGTTGCAGCTGGAAATCCTGCTGCCCTATTCGCCCGCGGGGGATGTGAACGGGGATGGCGAGATCACCGATATGGATGTGCCGGAAGCAATCCGGTTCCCGGCCCCGCTGTCGATCTCTGAAAATGGTCCGATCTCTGCGCCGGGTCTTTCCGAGCATCAGGGTATCACGGGGCAGGGGACAATCGACTGGTCCAAATTGGTGACCGTCGCACATCAGAAGCAGGATCGCCTGAACGAATGGCGCGCTTCCACTTCGATCCCGAAGCTGGAACTGCTTCTGAACCTGGTGAAAGCCGAAATCATCTCGGAAGAAAGCGCGATGTCGTCGGACATCCCTGCCGAGTTCGTGCCGATCATCGACGCGATGCCCAATCCGCCGCGCGCTGAAATTCGCATTCGCTGGGCGCATCTCGTCGATGTGCCTCGCTCCAGCCCGTTCGTCGGCATCGTGCAGAACGCATTCGGCTGGACTGATGAAACCGTCGACGGGCTGTTCGGCTGGGAGGACTGATGAGCTTCAGCATCATCGAAGCCAGCCGGACTCTGAAGCGCCCCGTGAACCTTTACCTGTTCAAGGGCGCCGATCCCACGCTTGAATCCATGGTCCGGTCGATGGTGATGATCCCGGGCACCACGCAGTTCGGTTACGGGACCACCAAAGTCACGACCGACGACGTGCCGATGAACTTCCTCAACGGCAGCGAACTCAGCGATATCGAAGTGTCGCTGAACGATCTTCTCTCCGTCGCCCCGGACCTTGTGTCGGTCACACTGGTTGTCGCCTGGCACGGCACGGACTTGCGCTGCGGGTCGTGCCAGATCGTGCCCAAGGTAGAATCCGCAACCGGGGCAGACAGCCCTTACGTCTGGACTGTGGGGAATGTCACCCGCGGCAACGCGCAAGTGGTCTCACAGATCAGCAGCAAGCCTGCAATCGGCGGGGCGCCATCAGATCGCTCGATCTTCGAAGCGATTGCTGCGATCAAGGCGCGCGGGCTGAAGGTGACGCTTTACCCGTTCATCATCATGGATATCCCCAGCGGGAACAGCCTGACGGACCCTTACGGTGGCGTTCGGCAGGCAGCCTACCCTTGGCGCGGTCGGATTACCTGCAACCCTGCACCCGGTCAGCCGTCCACCGTCGACGGAACGTCCGGTGCGCAGACGCAGGTGAACTCGTTCTTCGGAGTGGCGGCGTCCAACCAATTCTCATGGGACGCGACAAACAAGAAGGTCAACTACAGCGGCCCGGTCGAATGGGGCCTGCGCCGGTTCGTCCTGCACATGGCAACCATCGCGAAAGCTGCCGGTGGGGTGGATGATTTCCTTGTAGGCTCGGAACTTGTCGGGCTGACCAGGGTGCGTGCCAGCGGCAATACCTATCCTGCCGTCTCGGCTCTGGCTTCGCTGGTCACCAACACCAAATCCTACCTGCCCGGAACGCGCGTCAGCTATGCGGCCGACTGGTCGGAATATCACTCGCATCAGCCTGCGGGCGGCGGTCTCGTGTTCAACATGGACCAGCTTTGGGCTGCCTGCGATTTCGTGGCGATCGACAATTATCTGCCGCTGACCGACTGGCGCAACAGCGGGTCGAACATCGACTCCGAGATCGCCTTTTCTCCCTACGACGAAACCTATCTGCGCGATAACATCGAAGGCGGCGAATACTACGACTGGTATTACGCCTCGTCGAATGATCGCACCAATCAGACGAGGACGCCCATCGACCACTGGCGGTGGCGGCAGAAGGATATCCGCTCGTGGTGGAAGAATAACCACTACAATGTTTCTGCGGCAGGGGTCGTCAGCACCACGGCGACCTCCTGGACGGCTCAAGGGAAGCCGGTTGTATTCACGGAACTCGGCTGCCCTGCGGTGAACCTCGGGGCCAATCAGCCGAACGTCTTCGTCGATGCCAAGTCGTCCGAAAGCGCGGTGCCCTATTTCTCGAACGGAAATCAGGATCCGGCGATGCAGCGCGCCTACATCGAGGCGTGGCTTTCCTATTGGCGCGTCTACAACGAACCCGGTTTCATCGAATACGACAGCATCGGGCTGTGGGCATGGGACGCTCGCCCCTATCCGACATTCCCTTCGCGGTCTGATTTCTGGGGCGACAGTGACAACTGGCTGAAAGGTCACTGGCTCACCGGCAGACTGGTGCCGGGCCGGGCCATCGAGTCCAGCTTCTCGCAGTTTTTCGCTTTCACCAATGCGGAAAAGCCGGTGATGCGGGATGGCATTACCTTCCAGCCGTGGCCGGTTGAGCATGGTGACTTTTCGCAGGACGGCACGCTCGACAAATCCGGCCTCGACGTGACGCTTGCCGTCGGCACCGGGATCGACGCCCTGTTCAGCGCAGGGGCTCCGAGCGGTGTGCTGAATCTGATCATCTACAAGGGGCATCACGGGCTCGGCTCTGATGCGAAAAACTGGCCGGTGGAATGGAGCGGTCAGGTTGCCGGCGTCAGCTTCAAGAACAACAACCGCCTGACCGTCAGCGCGCAGTCGATCGCCACTTCCATGTCCCGGCCCGGTCTGCGCCGCAATTACCAGTTGCATTGCCCCCATGCGCTCTACGGGGAATCCTGCCGGGCGTCACTGCGGAACGCAAGTGCACTGGTGACGATCTCCGGTGCGACCTCCACCTATGTGGCCCTGAGTTCGGCGCCGCCAGTCGCGCGCGGAAAATATGCAGGCGGCCTGCTGTTCTGGACAGATGCAAACGGCACCCGCCAGGTGCGGACTATCCTCAGCATTTCTGCCACCAACCGGGTCAATGTGCGAGGGATCATCTCCGGTCTGTCGTCCGGGGACGAAGTGACGATCGCTCTGGGCTGCAATCGGAAAATGAATGATTGCCGGGATTTGCACGGGAACATTCTGAACTTCGGCGGGCAGCCCTTCATTCCGCTGCAAAGCCCGGTGTCCAGCACCTCCATCTTCTATTGAGGTGAATCATGCCGTTTCAGTTGCTGCCTCTGCTGTTCAATGTGCTGATCGGCTTCGCCATCCAGTTGATCGGCTACATGTTCATGCCTCGCCCGAAGGGTCCGAAGCCTGACGAGCTGAAAGATGCCGAGAGCCCGACAGCCGAAGCGGGAATGCCGATCCCGGTGCCGTTCGGGGACATCACCATCACAGGGGTGAATTATCTCTGGACCGGAGAGAAGGAGACGACGGTGGAGAAGGTCAAATGACCGACAGGATAACCGTCGACGATCTGCGGAAGGTGACGCTCTGCGTCAAAGGGCTGCGGCGATATTTCAATGAACGAGGTCTGGATTTCAAGGACTTCGTGAAGAACGGAATGACGGTCGAAGATGCCATGCTGCACGGTGACGAGGCGTTCATTCGGCGGGTGATCGAGATGAAAGGGCAGGGCGATGGGGAGCAGTAAGGCAGGCGGCTATGCCGAAATCCCGAAGTATCACCTCAGCGCACATCTCGGCGTTTGTGTCTATCGCCAGGGCACCGAGGTGTTGCGCGTGATGGTTGGCGACAAGGTGGCCCGCAGGCAGCGCATTTCCTCCAACACGCGCCTCGATATCGACCGGCCAAACCTCTTTGGTGGCATCAAGAAGGAAGGCGGCGTATCGGGGCTGGTGGAGGTCCTGCTGGGTGCTGCCGATCAGGTGATGCCAGAACACCTCGCCCGTCGCCTCGGCCTGACCAGTGCGACCTGTCCCGGTTTCCGTGGCATCGTCAGCCTGTTTTTCACCGGCCGCGCGAACAGCGCCGAAGACCTCGAAGCCCAGGAGGGCTACTGGGTCGAACGTGAAGTCGGGAGCGAAGGAAATATCGTGCGGGAGTTCGTGCAGCCTCCCGCCCCCATGGAAGGGGAAACGCTCGGCTTCTACTGGGGGTCGAACAATCCCTATTTCAAGCAGCCGGCTGTGCGTGTGCGGGCTATCCCCATCGGCCTGAATCCCTCCATCGCGATGATCAGGCTGCCCGATGACAGCAAGGGGCGGCAGCAATACGGGGCGAACCCGGCCCACATGATCTTCGAGTGCCTGATCAACCGGGAGTGGGGAAAAGGCGGCAGCCTCGGGCAATTCAATATCGCCTCCTACGAACGCACGGCTCAGACGCTCTACGACGAGGGCTTCGGCCTCGCGATGCTCTGGAAAAGGCAAAGCAAGATCGAGGATTTCATCAACGAGGTCATCGACCACATTCAGGCTGTCCATTACGAGGATCCCGAAACCGGGAAGATGACGCTCGATCTGCTGCGCAATGACTACGACCCGGAAAACCTGCCACTGATCGACCCGTCGAATGCCGACATGCTCAGCTTCGACCGCAAAGCATGGGGCGAAATCGTCAACGAGGTGACAGTCACCTGGACGAACCCGGAAACCGAAAAAGAAGAGACGGTCACCGCTCAGGATCTGGCAGCCATCGCCGCGCAGGGCGGGGTGAACAGCACCTCTCCGAACTACCACGGCGTCAGGTCTCAGGCGCTTGCGCAGAAACTCGCGCAGCGTGATCTGGCGGCGCAGAGCTATCCCATCGCCATTTGCGAGATGGAAGTCATTCTCGGAAACTGGAAGCTCCGTCCGGGTTCCGTCGTCAGGCTGACGTGGCCGGAACGCGGTCTGAGTGAAGTGCTGATGCGGGTTGGAGATGTGACCCGGGGGTCGTCCATGTCGAAGAAGGTCAGGGTCAAGATGCAGGAAGACATCTTCGGCCGCAGCCGTTCCGAATACAACGAGCCCGAACCGTCGCTGTGGCAGGATACCACGGTCGATCCGGGCAACGTTACCACGCTCAAGATCGGCACCGCGCCGATGTTTCTGGCGCACCTCGCACTGGATCGGGCAGACCCGGCCGACGTGCAGTATCCCAGCGCGGTTGCGGTCGTGCTTCCGGTGCGGCCGACGGCTGATTACACGGGCTACACGCTCTGGTCGACGCGCACCAAGCCGAACGGCTCCATTGTTCCGACGCAGATCGGCAGCAGAGATTTTCCGGCATCCGCACAGCTCGCTGCCGCACTTCCACAGGTTGCCAGCGGAACCCTGTCGTTCAAGAATTTCTACGGTCCTGCTGTGACGCCTGGCGATTTCGTGATCATCGGCACCACTGCCGACAGTTCGCAGGAAATCGCCATGGTGGAATCAATCAGCAGCAGCACCATGACTGTTTCGCGCGGCATGATGGACACGGTTCCGCGGGAATGGGCCACCGATACCCGGCTGTTCTTCGTTTCCACGGAAGACGTGTTCTTCGACAGCACGGAGCGCGCAGCCGGCGAAAGCGTTACCTATCGTCTCGCAACCCGCACCACCGCAGACGAGATGTCGTATGAAGATGCAACAGCGCGCAGCCTGACGCTGACCGATCGCGCCCATCTGCCGCTGCGGCCGGCGAATGTGAAAGTCAACGGACAGGCGTTCGGCGACTTCAATGCAGCAGGGATGTCGTCGTTCAGCATCACCTGGGCCAACAGGAATGCTACCAGCGAAAGTCTGCAGGCTCTGCGCTGGACCGAGAGCACAGTCACACCCGACACCGGGCAAAAGACGCTGGTGAAAATCCTCGACTACAACTTCGCTGAAATCTGGGTTTCCGAGGAAATCACAGGAACCAGCTACACCCTTCCGGTAGCCCGTTTCGGGGCTTTCAACACAGCATGGGTGCAGGTTGTGTCGATCAGGGATGGGGATGAAAGCCTTCAGGGTCATGCGATCCGGTTCATCAACGTCGGTGCCTGACGCACGTTTTGGTTGACTTTCAACTTTTGATGCGAGATTCATGCTCCAACGGCAATGTCGGAGGATGCGTCATGCCTGCTATGAATATCGGGTACACTCAACTGATCCTGGACCATGCACACGAAGCGCGGTTCTCGATCCCGATGAAAGCCTATGCGCTCGCCACTGCATTCTGGGAAACCAACCGGACCATGCTGCCGGTCGAAGAGGCATATTACCTCGGGGAGCGTGCGGAGGCTTATCGCAAGAAACTTCGTTATTACCCGTGGCACGGTCGGGGTTTCGCGCAGCTGACGTGGGAGTCAAATTATATCCGGGCCGGGAAAGAACTGGATGTCGACCTGATCAGTCGCCCGGAGCGCGCAATGGAACCGGAAATCGCGGCCCGCGTTCTTGTCTGCGGGATGCGCGACGGGTGGTTCACCGGCAAAAAGATGTCGGACTATTTCACCCGCTTCAGCACCGACTACACCAGTGCCCGCCGCATCATCAATGGCACCGACAGCGCCAAGGCGATCGCAGACATCGCGCTGCAGTATGAGCACCAGCTTTCCCCGGAACCGGACTACCCGAACATCCGCCGCGGTTCGGTGGGGGCATCTGTCTCCAAAGCGCAGATCCTGTTGTCGGCCATGGGTTACTCGGTCGGCCCGGTCGACGGCATCTTCGGCGCCAGAACCGATGCGGCGACGAGATACTTCCAGCGGTCGGAAGCCTTGAACGCTGATGGCATCATCGGCCCGCAGACATGGGCTCGCCTTCTTTCCCACGAAACCGGAGACATCTGAGATGCAAACCGAAATCGCACGTCTTGTTCGCCACGGCTGGCCCATGCTCGTCGGCTATGCCGTTGGTGCCGGCCTCATCCCGTCCGATCTGCAGCAGCCGATCATCGAGGTCGGGCTTGCCGTGGTCAGCCTCGCCGTCTCCCTCTGGGTCAGCCGCCAGCGCGACGTTGCGCGGTCCTGAGTCCGAAGGCGTCTGATCTATGCAGGGGACAGTAATGCCGCTCAACGAAAACGACAGGGCCGAGCTGGCGGTTCTGAACGTCATCGCGGAGTCGATGAAGACGATGAGCGGCCTCTTGCAGGCCCAGACCGAAGAACTCAAGGGCCTCGCCAGCAAGGTTGACGACGTGCAGGCCCGCGTCATTCGTCTCGAAGAGGCGAAGCATGGTCGAGATATCGAGCGCCTGATGCGGCAGGACGAAGATTTCCGTGCCAGGATACAGGCGCTCGAACTCGCAAACGCAACGCTTCACGGGCAAATCGGCGGTGTGAGCGGATCAGCGAACTGGGTCTATCGCCTTGGGCCTTGGGCTTTTGCCGTTGCCATGGCGGTGTTCCTCTTCTTCGAGAAACGTGGGGGTTAGGCTGCAGGATAACGCAGCCCGACTGCCTTCATGGCAATCGCCGTCAGGAAACCGATCTCCACAGCCCCGGTTTTAGCGGGCATCGCTTTGACGATGTGGGCGAAGACCGTAGGGTTGCCGGTTTCCTCCATGAACTTCACCAGATCGGCGGCATAGGCGTTCCCGGTCGCGCAATCCTTCTGGTAGTCGCCGGTTACTTCCGGCGCCCAGATGTGGAGTTCTTTTCCGTTCGTCTTCACGAAAGGCAGATCAGATATTTTTCGCATCTTTTTCATCCAAGCAATTGAGAAAGTTCGGGTATGTCGAAAGACAACCTTGACATTTCTCTGGCGGAAGGGCGTCGAATTGGTTCGAATCGTGTTTCGGTTTCACCTTTTCGCCAAACCATCCAGCTCACATCCATCAGAGGACTGGTTCCGCGTTCCAATTCAAGAAAAGCCGGACGCCATGTGAGAGGTAAAACCCAAGATGGAGGGTGCCTCTCGAAAAGATGTATTCTGGATTTCGCGTGCCAGTACTGGCTCTTTAAAAGCATTGCCACATTATCGGTGAAACTCAGCGCCTTTTCTATGAAGGCTGCTGCCACGTCGAAGGGCGGATTTGTGATGATCCAGTCTGGTGAGTAGGTGGTGGCCACCCTTGGAACGCATTTCAGAAAATTCACACCACCTCGACCGAAGCCACTATCTTCGCGCAGATCAGAAGCCAGAACATTGCTCTCTCCGACGTACTCCATAAGCACGCGGCTCATGGCTCCGTCTCCGCAGGCAGGCTCCCATACCTTCGTGCCGTAGGCTAAATTCAGCCATCGCAGCAGGGCAACAGTCACGTCAGGTGGGGTAGGGTAAAAATCTGCTGCTTTTCTTTTGTGAATCTTCTGAGATCGCACAACAGCAGATGCGTAAGTGTGGTCGTCGGGATTCACTCCAGCACCCCGAGCAATTTCGTCTTGTTGTCGCCTTCGAGCAGCTTGGCACCAGCAACCGTGCCGTCACAAAGGCGGCCGAGGGCATCCCGCCTCAGCTCGCCGTCATAGCTGATCTCGTCGAGGCGACACTTGGAGACCGTGGTCGAACCATCGTGATACAGCCGAACGAAGCCGCCCCCGTCCTTGGCGTAAAAGTAGCCATTCCGAACGTAGAGCGGGCACTGACGATAGACCCCGTTCTTCACGATGACGGCGACTTCGCCTTCGACTTCCTTGAACATGCCCATGCTGATCTCCGCGTGAATCGGACTAGACGACTTTACCGGATGAAAGATTGATAATCAATCTTTGCGTGATTTTGTATCCGACAAAACGTCACTGCTTCAGTCGGACAGGCCCCTCACTGCCGAGCGCTTCGGCGGCGATGCGCCCGATGCGTTTCACGGTTCCGTTCGGCGCCCGGCCAGAAGAAGCGATGCCAGAAATCTCGACGAGAGCCTGCCTGAGGCTGCGAGACTTCATCACCGCAGTCTCTGCTATATGGATACGCGACTTCATCAGCGCCCGAGCATCGCGGCTGGCAGTCAGCGCATCCTGTGCGCTGTTGAGGTTATAGCGCAGAATTTCCAATTCGCCGCGGGTCAGCCAATTGGCCAGTTTGTAACGGAGGTTCATTTCGTCACCATCATATCGGGATTGGATTCAAGGAGGACGCGGTGCTGCGCCCATCCGACGAAGTTCGCAGAACGGATGTTTCTGTCTTTGATCGCCATGCCCTGATGCTCGAACGGGCTCATGTGGCGGGCTTCCAGCAGCCGCTTCGCCAGCGCCAGATCCTTCTCGATGTCGGGGTCTGTGCCATCGTGGTTCAGATAGCTTACGCGAGCGCAGCGGGCGGCGCTGATCATTGCCCACTTCGCCCAGACCTCTTTGCCGGGCATATTGCCGACATCTGCAAAGGACTCTTTCAGCGTGACGTAAGGCAGGTGGTTGGGCACACGGTGCGGGTTCGACTTAGCAATCGCATCCCGTATCGCCTCGGCCAGTGCCCGCATCGTGGGATCGGCGTCGGGATGGCAGCGCAGCGCGAAGAAGTTGTCCCACTCGGTCGCGGTGACGACGACGCTGATGTGGGCGAATGGTTCGAGCAGCCGGTTGACGATCTGCTTGTGGTAGCCTGCCTTGGCAAAAGCGCTGGCGACCTCTACGGCACGGTTGCGAGCGCTGCACCATGCCAGTTCCCGTGTAAGTGTCTGGTCAAAAGGTTCTCCGAAGCTGTTGACTTCGGGAACATCCACCAGTTCGCGGCATTCCTCGCCAGCCTGCATCCCCGGCTTGTTGCTGCCCCACGCCACGGGCATCGCGGGATCGTCAATCACGTCCTGGATCATGCGTTCGATCGGGATAGCGCGGCTGCTGCTGGCGTTCCGGCTGAACACCCGATGCGTCATAAACTCGGAATGGATAAAGCGGGGATACCGCAGTTGCAGGGTGATCAGATCAGGGACGCCCTCGGCGCGGCTGTGAGCGATAACTTTGGCGGTGATGGTCATTTTGGGTTCCATTCAAAGAAGGACGGATGTCTGGGTACGATTTACATGTATATCAGGGTGACGTTCAGTATCAGCAGAACGAACAGGAAAACGACAAACCCGATTGCGATTGAGGTGATGAACCCTGCCCAGGTGCCGTTTTTGGGTACAGTGTCAGGGGGAGTAGGCATGACTGGTTATCTCTGCCCCCAGTCGTTCAAAGTGGGCGAGAAAACCGCAGGCCAGAGATGCGGGTTTTGTTCCAGCGTTTCTGCTGCGCATTCGCACTTTGATCGGCAGTGCTTGACCGAGAACATTTTACCGTCCACGGTCCCGGTGCTTATGAAGTAGCCCTCACCCCGGCTGATACGACCGCCGCAGAGCCAGCAGGTATGATCCTTCGCCGCGCGCCGCCATTGATGGCCGAATATTTGAAGGTTCATTACGCCAGACCTCCGACAAAGACAAAGCGTGACCCAAAGCCCATTTCTTCGACGCTGCGGGCAAACTTGACCTTGCTCGTGTTGACCTTGACCGTAGCGTAAGTCCCAGCGGTCCCCCGATATTCTGCCGGGCAGTATACGATGCAAACCGCCATGTCAGATTCGCGGAAGTGGACGCCAACGATGTCATAGAGCCCACCACTCCTGACGTGCTGAATGGTTTTGCCACACCACTGTTCGCTCGCTTCCTTTAGAATGGCGGCGAGTTCGTCGTAGCTTTTGCGTTCTTTGCTCACTTCTTTCACCCCTTGAGTTTTGTATTTGCCGGAAACGAGTTCGAAAATGGCATGCCCGACGATAACCGAGATCACGACGGCAATAAGGATTACCGTGGGCCACGGATTGTGAACCATTTCGGAGATCGGCTCAGCTAAGAAGAACCTCATCCGAGCAATCCTCCCAGATCCCCGGCATCAGCATCAGGTGGAGATGGTTCCGGTTCCTTGATCGACACATTGAAGTTGCGCAGCGCGTCGCGGATTGCTTCTTCAGTGGTGTCCCCGCGGCCCTTGAAAGCGTGAAACGCACCGTGGTCGAGATGCACCTGACACATGCGCTTTTCGCCACCGAGGTTCACCATCACCGACCGGCCGATCAGCACCGTGGCGATCTTGCCTTCGTCAATCAGGCGTTCGAGTTCGGAAAGAAGAGTCATCCCAGCAGACCTCCAAGGTCATCGTCACGGGGCTCATCCTGAATGCCGAAGAAAGAACGGAGCCCCGCCTCGATCGTCGGAAATTGCTGGTCGTAAGGCTTCTGCCAGGCCATCTCGCTGATGCGGAAGTTCATCACCCAGCCGCCGCGCTGCCCGGGGCGAATGGATACGACCTGAGTTCCCCGCTTCAGCATTTCGGCTTCGACGCGCAGCAGGAAGTCGTTCATCCGAGCATCCTCAGAAGATCGGCTTCAGAGTAGGCTTTCCGCTTCGGGAAGTCTTTCGCCTTTTCGCAAGCGGAGGCGAACGCGGCTTGAAGGGTAGGGCAGGGATCTCCGGTCACAACCCACGCACCGCTTCGCACGGTCACCTGCCAGCCGGTGCCCAGATACTCCGGGCCGCAGATCGTGACGTGGCAGAACTGCTGTTCAGCTACGGCATCTGCGAACTGGCTGAGGGTTTCGATGGTGGCGGCCATCTTTCCCTCACAGTTCGTCGGGTTCGTCGAGATCGTCCGGTTCACCCACAGCGTCAAGGCTGTCGAGATCTTCGGGTTCTTCTGCCATGAGCGCCGGCTGAACAGCTTCGCTCATGGTTTCGAGGATCAGCCGGTTACCGGCGTCGATCATCAGGCCGGTCTCGGTCGTCTTGCCGGTCGGAAACATCACGTCGAGCGTTTCGAGAAGGGACTTCTTCTGAACGGTGACAAGGCCGCGCGCCGGGCCGCCATAGTTCATATAGACTTTCGGATTCCCGTCCATGCTACGGATGTGGGCTTTCAATTCTCCGAGTTTCACAGCTCGATATCCTCTTCGAGATCATCGGGAACCACCGGAGGTTTGGCGATCCCGAGTTTCGTGAAGGCGGCGTGCAGGCAAGCCACCTGATGAATGCAGTCGTCCAGCGCATTGTGATGAGAACCATCGCGCACGACAGATTTCGGTTCGAAGGACGCGACCGCATATGCCGTGCGGGTGTCGCGCTTCTCCCAGAATTTCCACGGCACCTGGCCGTTGGTTGCCCGGTACATCGCTTCGAGAATGGGGTAGTCGAAATCCATGCCCTGCGACCACCAGTGCGACGGAGCGCCACCTTCGTGCGCCCATTTGGCGAAGCTGACAGCCACGTCCTTCGGATCGTCGGTCCCTCCGAAGGCTTCCTTGCGCACTTCTTCCGCCTGCCGCTGCCACCATGCGTAGGTGGTCGGATCGCATTTCAGGCCCAGAAGGACCGATTGCTTGAAGTTGATTTTGCGGTAGAAGCGCGACTTGATCTCGCCGGTCTCCGGGTCGAAGCGAACGGCACCGAGCGTCAGGACGATGCACCCCGGCTTTGTTCCGAGCGTTTCGAGGTCGAGCATGATGCTTGATGCGGTCACAGCGTATCACTCCTGCTGCCGATGGCCTGTTCGTAGAGTTCGAGGATCGCTTCTTCTTCTGCGAGCTGATCCTTGTCCTTCTTCCGGCGCTTGATTGCCGTTTTCAGAACCTTGGTGTCGTAGCCGCGCCCCTTGGCTTCGGCCATGACCTCCTTCATCTGCTCCTGGATGTCCTTCTTCTCGGATTCCAGTTGCTCGTAGCGCTCGACAAACTGACGGAGTTCGTCCGCTGTGATCGCGTAGGGATCGCTCCCCGAGTTGTGGCCGATATTGCCCATTCTGACCTCTTTGGTTGAATGAAACTTTAAACGTGACTTTGAGTCACGTCAAGTTTGATTCACAGGTTCAGGAGACGCCACCCCTTTTGCAGGCAGATTTTCTCCACTTCGTTCACCGGGAGTCCGGTTTTCTCTGCTACCTGCTCGACGGTCATGTTCCAGTCAGCAGGAGCGGCGGCGCGGTAAACCATGAACGGTTTCACATGGATGGAATTATTGATTATGGTTTACCGAAATCGACGTTCCTTCGATGCCCGAGACATCGGTACTCCAGTCCGAAGCGTTGATTATCGCCTGAATCTGACCGAACAATGCCGTCGTCGCCGCCACCTGAGTGAACGGTGGCTTGACCACATCGTCCGGGTACTTCTCAAAGAGCGCATCCACGGCCTTTTGCAGATCGGAGCGCACCTTATCGAGATTTCCCCGAGGCGGGCGATCGTCTACCAGCATGTCCTGGATCATCGCATCGCGCAGCACGATCAGGGAGCAGATGGCTTTGGTGATGTGGGACAGGCCGCTGTCGGCATCGGTGTCTTCACCCTCCCACCACTGACCGATGTGTCCCATCGCGGCATCGACATAGACAGAAGCGCGGACGCCGGCTGCACGATAGTTGTGCCGGCCATACTTCATCGCACCTTCCATCATGCCTATGCCGACTTCCCAGAGCACGGTCATGGGAACAGAAACGATGTGCCGCCATTTGCGCACCCCGATCTGATCCTTCGGGTTTTCAGGATTGGTTGGTTTTGCAGTCATTGAGATTTCTTTCGCTGGATACAGACAGTCAGCCCTTCGGTGGTGGTGGCGTGGTCGGTGCTGACGCTATCGGTCGAAGCGCCCCGCCGTCGTAGTGCCTTGCGCCACGATCTGCCTCCACCGCCTGCCGGATCAGCGCCTGCACCTCGGGCAGCGCGGCGATGGCGTCACGGTCGCGGCGGACGTATTCGACGAGGCCGTAGGTATCCAAATCTTCATCGTCAGCATGGATACTCGTGAGCGCCGTTGTGAGTGTGGGCCATGCCCAAATCCGATCCGGCCCTGTCATGCGTCACCCCCGATAGCGCGGAGGGCTACGTTGAGAGAGACCAGCGCGTTGCAAAACTTCCACGATCCCGGCCTATCAGATGCCTCATAAACTTCCGCAGCTTTCTCGATCAGCGCGGCGATTTCCGGCACCCGCGCCGCGTCCTGTGCTGTCAACGCCACCGGCTCCACCGCAGGCGCAGGCGTCAGGTCAAGCGCGGCGAGGATACGCGAGATGAAGTCCTGCAATCTGTCGATACCAGTGGAAAAATCTTCGTGCAGCGGAAGATCATCCAGCCAAGATTTCCACTCATCGGCCTCTTGGCCGCATGTCCTCATGAAACCACAATGCTCTGGATCGGAGCAATGGACCATGCCAACAGACCGACACGGATTGCACCACCACGCAGTCCGCACCTGTGCCGCTGTCACCAAATCCGGTTGATGACAGTCAGGGGCCGCGCGGCTGGCGGCAAGGGCGGCGCGGGCAAGTGAAAGCCATCTGGCGCGCTCATCGTCGCTTGCCTCAGCGAACATATCGGCAGTCCTATTGCGCCTGACATTCGGCGCGGCGCGGTCAGCATCAGCTTTCCACATGGCAAATGCTACACGATCTTCCAGCGCCGTGATGCGGTCATTCATTGTGGTCATGTGGTTTTCTTTCCATCTTCACATCCATTGCGTCGAGGATTTGTTTTGCCCACAAGCCGACGTCGGCTGTTGAAAATTTCCAGCCAGTCTTGATCAGCATGCGCTCTGCGATTTTCAGGGCTACGGCCTTGTGTTCGTTGCCCATCACTTCCCCTCCGGCTCGATCATGGCGAGGATGGCGTCGTAGAAATCACCGAAGTAATCCCATCCACCCAATCCGGGGCCTCCGCCATTTTCATACAGCTTGGCCACCTCCCTGCGCACCTTGTTCCGCTCGGCCCGCAGTCTGGCATTCATCGCGGCGGTGGCGGCGGCTGTGGGCATGGCGCGGATGAGACCTGCTGCTTGGTTTAAAGCCCATCCCTCCGACCCGTCTATCAACGTGTCATTCTCTATAGTATCAGCGTAGTCGTCGCACTTTTCCGCCGCCGCCTCATACGCCGCAGTCACCAGCGCATCCTGACCTGCGCGCAGGGCGGTGAGTTCGGCGGTCAGGCGCGCAATGTCATGCCGCATCGCCACGTTCTCGACCAACGCCTTGCGCTCTGCGTCATAGGTGGAAAGCAGCGCTTGCTCGCGAGCCTCTGCCGCATCACGCGCGACCTGAAGCTGCTGCACATTCGGCAGCAAGGAATCGAGAACGGCAAATATCGCCCGCAACTCCCCGAGCGGAACCAGCACCGTGATCTGGTCATCCATGATCTGCCGCATTTCCACCCGGTTGCGGAGATTGGCGACCCGGTCGCCTTCATCCGGCAACGGTGGATATTGGCGCGCGAGTTCCTCCGCAGTGCCCTGGACGGACACATAAGGGCTCAGGTGAATGGTTTGCATGCGGGATTTGTCAGACATGGCTGTCCTCGCGGGCTACTTGGGCTGGTCGAGTTCGGTTTGCAGAAGGATCACGCGAGCACTGTTGCTGACCACCGCGCAGCCAGATCCGCGCTCGTGCAGGACGCGGGAAACCTTGCCGACTGCTTCAGCGGAAGCCTGATTGCGGATCTGCTCTGCGGTGCATCCGTCGGCCCAAGGGCCGAGGTCTTTCACCTCGACCGTGATTGTGACTGTTGCCTTCGTTTTCATGGTTGCCTCGCTGGTTATCTGGCCCTCTGGATTCCGCCCGGCGCGCGGACGGTCACCGGAATGTCAGGCAGCTCGACCCTTCGCCTTCGCACGAGCAGCAGCGCGGCGAATTTGACGGGTTTCGCGCAGGATCACGGCAGGCTTCCGCGCGGCACGAACCTGCATCCGATGCTGGCGGCCGAAGCCTGCCGGTGTCGGGATGCGAGCAATTTCGGCTTCACCGATGCTTTCGACCAGTGGCTTGATGAAGTAGGCGAGCAAAGAATCGAACACGGAATCTCTCCTTGGTTGGCTTTGTATTTTTGCGTGATTCTGAAAAGAGACCCCGGCCCCTTTTCCGATGCGCGGATCGGTACTTCTTGCCGCCTCCTACTTGGATTCCTACGAAAGGTGCACCTGACCTCCCCAGTCGATCAGACCAAGTGCCAATCTGACCTCACGGCGCGCGTGCGCCTTTCCGATGCGGTAAGCTCGGTTTATGGCGGCGGCGATCTCGTCCGCCTCCATCTTGCTGTTCGCCTTGATCCACTGCCCGCCCGATTCGATGACAAAACTGCCAATCTCAGGTTGGTGGACGCTTGCGATTTCGTTGGACATTTCCTTGCCCCTTTTTTCGATGCGCAGATCAGTATTTCTTGCCGCCCTCGGCTACCCGGTTCTGCAACTTGTGATCGGCGCGCTGCCGATTGTAGCGGTTCTTCTCGATCAGGGCGCCGGCAACATCGAGATTGAGAGCGGCGGCGGTGTCGAGGATACGCAGGATGCAGTCGGCAAACTCGACTTCGCGGCCATCGCGCCAATGCAGCTTGTCGTCCTTCGATCCCTTGCGGTCAGCTTCCAGAGCCTCGCTGAGTTCCGAATGCATCAAGGCGACAACTTCTCCGAAATTGCGCTCCACCTTCTCCCCGGTGGCAGGATCCGTGTACCATCCGGCATTCTTCGCCGTCTCGTGAGCGAGTTGCTGAAGCGCCTCGATGCCATTGTGAGCTTCGTTTTCGAGATGCGACATTTTCGGCGGGAAACGTGTCATGCTGTGATGTCCTTTGTTGATGAAGGTGAAGTGCAGTTCAGCGACCGATCACGTCTGCACCTCTGTCTCTTTCGGGACAAGGAACTCGCGCAGACTGTCGAGATCGAACATGTGCATTTCCTGCGGCACCTCGATCACGTTGCGAATGGTCTGCCGGGTGCCGGACTCGCTCTTCGCAGTCGGCCGGTCAGGCGAGGTGCGAGGCTGCCAGCGCCCGTAGATGTCTTTCTTTTCGTAATAGAACATGCTCATTCCTCGTTCCAAACGTCCTTGGCGACGGAAAGCGGAACTTCCGCTGTGGTGATCGAACGCAGACAGCTCCTGCACTGCTTGCGCCGCACGACGCACATGACGCCGTGAATGCTGCGCGGTCTCGATTCCAGCGTGGAAAATTTCTCGTGACCACATGCGCAAACTGCGGTGTGATTGTGGGCCTCGTTCATCTTTTTCCCCGAGGTATCGTTTTCTCTGAGATGCAATTCTCAGGTGATTCTGCGCGCAAAGTCAAGTTTAATGTGATTTTCTCCGGGGGCTGATTTTCTCCGGGGTCCAGTCGGATGTGCTCGGCCTGATCGCATCGGATAAATCTGAATCCAGAAGGATTGAGATGGTGCCAGGGGCGAGAGGGGCTGCAGGTAGGTTGCGATGAGGCCCCAGGGCGTTATCGGGGAGGCGACGGGGCAGGAAGATTGTCACCGATTGACACAACTTCAAAATCACGTTCAAATTGAGTTACAAGCCGAATCGAGGCGTTTACACAAAGGGGTTGACCATGATTGACGATCAACTGAAGCGGGCTTTCCGGTGGCATATGCAGGAAGCGCGCGACCGGGAACAGAAGATCCAGCGGGGGCAGATTGCGGAATTTCCCGCCAAAGTGCAGCGTGACCGCGACGCCCTGATGCGCGGCAAAGCCGCCCGCGCATTGAATGATGCCCGCAACGATGTTGCCCAAGGTGTGAACCGCTATCCGGTCCCCCATGTGCCTTTCGGCGCCCGTGGCGGATACCGCGAAGATGCCGACGGGCTGCGCTATGTGCCTTTCGGCGCCCGTGGCGGATGGCGCGAAGAGGCCGACGGGCTGCGCTATGTTGGTCGTGTGAGTCCTGAGTTTCGCCGCGGTCCCTTCGGAGGGCGGGAATCCGAGGGCTGGCTGAATATTCCACTGGGTCCGACTGGACTCTGAGCTTCGATGCGGTGGAGGTTTGGACCAAGGCGGGCCGGGCCGAGTGTTCGGTGGATATTTCGCCCCGCTTCGCGCACCTGTATTTCCGGTTTGCCGATCCTGACCGGGCGAAACCGTTCGATGCGCTCAATTTTCGCCTCAATCCTTGTTCCGGCAAATGGAACAACTTCGCCACCGCCGACGGTTGGCTGAAGGGCGGTAAACTGCACCCGGCAACTGCGCTTTCGGTCTTCATTGCCGAATGCCGCCGCGATTTCCGCAAGGTCGCAGAACCGAACCCGGATCCGGTCGAGGTTGCGGCCTATCGGGAAGCCGAGGCCGCCCGCGCCGCGCAGTGGGCGCAATATGTGGCCGAGATGCAAGCCGCGCCGCCCGTCTGAATTTCGACCCCCGCCCCTTTTCCCATGGAGTCCAAAATGCACCCCGAAGACCTGACCCCGAAACAACGCCGCACCGCCGCGCGCCACTGGCAACGCCTGCAGGTGACGTTGCCGGGCATGGGCACCGGGCGCATTTCGACCCGAAACCCGATCAAGGAGTCGCTGCAATGATGAACCCCTGCGAAGCTGCCCACATTGTCACGATGCTGGATGAACCCGAACTGCTGTTGAACCCCGGCGAAGTGGCGCCGACCTATTCGCCCGAAGTCGAAGCCGAGGCGCGCAGGATCTGCGCCGAGGAATACAACAACTGGTTTTCCGAAACCTACGGCCAGTTGCCGAACTGAAAGGGTGCCGTCATGTGCGAGCTGCAATTCTGGAAGACCGAAGCCGAAGTTCTGGACTACATCCGCAGCGAATTTCTCGCTACGCTGAATGACGATCTGGAGCGCATGGAAGGGGCCGAGCGGCAACACTATGAGGATGAGGACCGCGAAGAGATGCGCGCCCGGATTGCCGATCTGGAATCCATCATGCCGCGGCTGACGGTGACGCCGTGAACGGAATCCAACTGGCCCAGGGCGTCACTCTGCCGCTTTCCCATGCCTGCAAACATGCCCTTATCACTGGCGCAACGGGGACCGGCAAAAGCACAACCGCGGGCGCCATGGTGGAAGGGCTGTCAGCCGCAGGCGTTCCGGTGCTGGTATTCGACGCGAAAGGCGACCTTGAGTCGCTGGGGGCGCGCGTCTGGTGCCCATTCGGCCAGCGCGGCGCGCATCGTGCAATCAATCTCGGGGCAGCTGGTGCCGATCTGGTGGCCCGCGCCCTGGACCTGAGCCCGGCGCAATCCGGTGCCGTGGAAATTGTCGCGGCCTATGCCGAAGATAAAGGCTATGCTTTGGCCTGTCTCGACGATCTGCAAGCCGGGTTGCGAATCTGCACCGAACAGCGCGCCGCCGTATCCGCTCAATATGGCCTGTTTTCCCCTGCCAGCGCTGCCGCGGTTTCGCGTGCCATTCTGCCCCTGCGCCGCGCTATCGGTGACGCTTTCGGGTTGCCCGGTCTCGACCCTTTCGAAGCGGCTTCGGCGGGCGGGGTGACTGTTTACAGTTGCGGGCGTCTGGCACAGTATCCGGGCGCCTATGCTGCCGCCGTGACCGCCTGCCTTTTGACGCTTTATCGTGATGCGGCCGAGCTGGGGCAGGTTGACCGCCCCGCGTTGGCGGTTCTGGTGGATGAAGCGCATTTGATATTTGACGGCGCGACTCCGGCGCTGGTGCGAAAGCTGGAACAGGTCGCTCGCCTGGTGCGGTCCCGTGGCGTGATGCTGATTTTCGCCACGCAATCGCCCGCCGATCTGCCGCCCGTCATTTCTGCCCAGTTGATCACGCGAATCCAGCACGGACTCCGCGCCACCACGCCGGGCCAAGTCGCAGCGGTGCGGGCGGCAGCTATGGGGCTGCCGAGTGCAGGCGGCCGTGATCTGAGCGGCGAGATTCTGGCACTCGGGGTAGGGGAGGCGCTTTGCAGCGTGCCAGATATGCGAGGGCGACCGGGTGCCGCGGTGCGGGCGAAGATGCGCCGGGGCCGGATCGAACTTCGCCCGATCGAGGTGGCGCGGCCCGCCACTGTGCCGGTGGTCAAAGCGTTTCGGCCGGATCCGCCAGGCCCGTTGCCGGTGAAAGAGGATCGGGGATTGTGGCGCTTGCTCAATCCGATTGCGCGGCTTTTCGTGCGAATTTGA